CTGCTCAGAAAATGAACGACAAGAAGCAGGTCGAAGGGTTGTTGCGGGCCTTCGACAAGACCCACAACTGGATGAAGGCGCAGATGGTTGCTACGCCCGGTTTCGTGACACGTAACATCATGGGCGGTATGACCAACATGTGGTTTGCCGGTATCCCATTGGATGAAACGAGGAGGGCTGGGATACTGTTGCAACGTGCCTACCGTGCGGGGGACGGCGACTTGTTGCGTGGTGCACGGCAGTTGTTGGATGAGGCGTCAAAGGTTAAGAAGCCCACTCCTTCAATGCTTCGGAAGCAGCAAACGCTTTCTGATTTGGTCGATTTGTTACACGTTGGTGCACACGCTGGCGGGCAGGCTGCATCCACAGTCGATTCGGCGTTGCTGAGCAAGGCCAGTTTAGATTTCGTGTACGGCATGAAGGGTGGTAAAAGGATTGGCCGACGTGTCAATTTGAACCCTGCCGATGCAGGGTTTGTCCTGTATTCGTCTGTACGTCATGCGAACACGTTCGCTGAGGAAATGATGCGGGTTGCTACAGGGCTGCACACTTTGCGTGTGGGTGGCAATGTGGACGATGCGTTGGAAACCATTTATCGTCTCCACTTCAACTATGGCGACTTGTCTAAGTGGGAGCGCGGGGTTGGGCGTAGACTTTTCCCGTTCTATACGTGGACACGTAACAATCTGCCGTTGCAGATGGAGTTCGCTGCCCGATATCCGCGGCGGTTCAACCAGTTGAATTCGTTGAAGCGCAACCTTGAGTACGGCGAGGAACGTGAAGGGATGGTGCCGGATTATTTCTTGAAACCGTTTGGCATCCAGTTGCCGTTCAGCATCGGGGGCGCTACCGCATATTCGGTACCTGACATGCCGTTTCAGGATTTGATGCGGTTTGATCCTACGTCGGAGGGTGCTGGTCGGGCGGTGGAGCAGTTGGCTTCGGGTTTGACACCAATGTTGAAGGCTCCTGTGGAATATTGGGCCGGGAAGCAAGTCTTTGCTGGTATCAAATATACGGGAAGGTTTCAGAAGGTGCCGACAACAATGTCGAAGGTGCCGGGGTTGATGCCTATTTTGGGGTCGTTGGGGTTCGCTGAGAAGAATTCTGCGGGTGATTGGATGATGCAGGATTCTCGCATCGGTTTAATCGACAATTTGTTGCCGTACATCGGGCGGTTGCGTCGGGTGCTTCCGTCGGAGGAACGCTATCAGGAGCGATATTTGCAGACTTTGTTGTCTACTTTGGCGGGTGTCAGCCTGCGGTTGAACACTCCGCAGCAGCAGGAGAATGCTTTGTTGCGTAGACAAATTGAGGAATCTTTACGGCAACGTAACCTTGTCGATGTTGAGACTGGGCGCCGGTAGGCGGGACACGGGAGCCATATAGGTATGGAATATATTTCACGCGAATCTTGGGGGGCTACACCTCCGCGTAAGCCGTTTGCTCCGTTGACTCCTGCCCGAATCAAGGGTGTTGTGGTGCATCATGGCGGTGTGCCGAATCCTCCTTCGGGGGTTTCGGCAGTGATCGCCTACGAGCGGCACCATATTGAGACGCGGGGCTGGCTGGGCATTGCCTACAACTGGTTGGTTGATGAGCATGGCGCTATTTATGAGGGGCGTGGATGGTTCCGTGGTGGTGCTACGAAGGGCTGGAATAGTCGCAGTGTGTCTGTGTGTTACACAGGGTTTGGCGAGTTTGAGCCTTCGGATGCTACTAAGGCGTCGATTAAGGCGGTTATTGCGGAGACGCAGAACCGTTATGGCGACGGTTTGTGGTTGAAGACGCATCGTCAGTTTAAGAAGACAACGTGCCCCGGTGAGTGGCTTGGTGATTGGGTTGAGAGCGGATTGGATGTGCCTCACAATCCATCTAGTGTCGATTGGGACGCCATCGCCCGTTACGTACAAGACCTTAAGGCACAGGTTGCCCGGAGGCCGTTGTCTTACCGTCGGCGGAGCCGGGGTGAGGCCGTCAGGATAGTTCAACGCGCGCTGACTGCGCGAGGGTTTGATCCCGGCCCCGCTGATGGTGTCTTTGGACGTAAGACTGCTAAGGCAGTGAAGGCGTTTCAGAGGGCACAGGGCATGTTGAAGGTTGATGGTGTGGTGGGCGTATCCACGTTCACTGTTTTGTTTATCCAGTGAGGAGATAGTTATGCCGAAGGGCAAAGGTTATGGGTCGTATGAGGACACGTTTGGGTCCCCGGATGACCAGTTGTACGACTCGGTGTCTGTGGACAATGCGTACGACATGTCGATAAGAGCAAAGAAGGATGCGGCGTATTTGCGCCGCACCAATCTTGGCAATGCGGCCCACGGTGGTCGCCCGTTTGGAAAGTAGGTTGTGATGCGTGACGGCAAGACTCCTCGTTTGGTGCAGGCTGCCAAGATTTTGGTTACGTCTGTGAAGCGTGGTGGAGGGATCGGCCATGTCGGTTCTCCGTCGAAGAGTGGCGCACGGCATGCGTTGCGCGACTGATGGCTGGTAAGAAGAGGCGCCCTAAGCCTCGGTACTGACATGCCTTTGAAGCGCGGCGGGGATGCTGCCACGATTTCTAAGAACATTGGGAAACTGGTTTCTGAGGGTTATGGCCGTGACCAAGCGGCTGCTATCGCCTATGATTACGCTCGGCGTAGTCGGCGGAAAGGACGCAAGAAATGAGAGAGATGTCTGACTGGTTGGAACGTGCCGCATGGACTTTTGCGCAAGCGTTCCTCGCCATTTTTACTGTTGAGGGCGGCGACATTGGGCAGTCCGCTAAGGCTGCTGCTGTTGCCGGTGTCGCTGCTGCACTGTCGGTCGCGAAGACTGCTGTAAAGAACCGGGGATAATTGTGGACAGAAGCGATGTTGAGAAACGGTGGACCTATTTCCTTGCCACTGAGGGCGACGATATTGCTTCTGAGGTTTACGAAAATTTGCAGGAAACGGCCCACTTGTTTGATACACAGGATGGGACGCATGCCAAATGGTCGCCGGATGGGTTGCTTGGGTTGCTGCTCGTCTTCGACTTTGAAGAGGCGGAGCATTTGTTGGCTGCGTTCTATGCCGGTATAGACGGGGTAGAGGATGCGCAGGAAGTGTTTGGCGTGTGGGTCACTGCCCTTATGGGCATTGTCCGTGAATGTCTGGTGAACAAGCCCTGATTTAGTTCAGGTTGGGTTCGATCCAGTGGCGGATGTGTTCATAGTCCACTATTTTCGACATGAGACGTTCCCTCACCTTGTCGCGTATCCGCGCCAGTGTTGTTTTGGGAATGCTCATCATCCATCCTGTATGCCGAAGAGACAACCCTTCGATCAGTAGGCGTTCGATGATGAATTGTTCCTCGGGGGACAGTTCCTCAATGGCGTCAGCGAGGGCTTCTCTGAGGGCTGCTGTAGCCTCCAGTGATGGCAACGGGCGTTCTTGACCCGGTGCTTCTTGCATCATTTTTTCTAGTTCGGTGGCGTCCCGATGTGTATGAACGGCATTGTTTGCTTCCACCCACCAGTCGTCTATAGCGTCGGTCGGTAGTTCCCGGTCGTGTCCCAATTTGTTCCCAAGCAATCATTGTAGTTTTCCTTTGGGGTTGCTTGGTTGCAGAGCGTTATGTTGTAACATAACGATCATATGTGGTTACACATTTCAGGTAGTCTTCTTTGATGACTCTGGTGTTCTCTGAGTCATACCCGGAAGGCTCACCTAGATTCCACGCTTCGTCGTGGCCGATCCATCCTAGCATCTCCACGGCACGTAGTTCGGGCATTACTGGACGCACAATAAACAGGGTGAGTCCTTTACCGAGTTGTCTGCGTCTGACGGCCCCGTTTGAACTGGTACGTACCCGTCTGACTTCTATGTTGTGCCCTACGTCGGGTCGGCCTTTGTTTTCTGAGTGTCGGTTGCCGGGCCATACGTGACCTGACCAGTATTGGTTTGTGACACGGGCCACAGCGAGTTCGCCTACACAGGCAGCGACTTGTGCGGTGCGGTCGTCTTCCATCCGGTTTCGGTCGTAGTGACGGGCGTCACCTTTCTCCCAGTTTTCTATGTACCGTCTGGTTCCAACATGGGACGCCCATTCGTATTCCCACGGTTCAAGGTCAACTGTTATCAAGACGATCTACTTTCATTGCCATCAACCGAACGACTTGCCGGTCGTCGGCCCACGCTACACCATTGAGCGCATCCAAGGTGAGTTTTATGTAGTTGTCCAGATCGCCGGTCAACGTTTTCGATGAGTGGGGGGAAGGGTGCACAGTGATAATTACACTGTCAGGGCTGTAGACGAGGTGCACTTCCAACGGGCCTTCTAGGAGGGGACCGCCTGCTTCTTGCCATGCTGCTGCAAGGCGTGCTTCTGCTTCCGCTGTCGTTTTAGGTGTGTATACGTGTCCTGTTTTGGTGGCTCGTGGACGGGCCTTTGCTTTGGGGCGTTCGTTGAATTCTAAGGAAAAACTTTTAATCATGTCGTTCTTTATCCACATCCTTGTCGGGCAAGGATCTCTTCCTTGGTTGGAGCACTTACGTATGGTTCATCAGACTCTTTTAGTGGAGATTGGTGTAACTCGCCAGCACATGCTGAACCAATGTAATGACGGCGCAATCTGAACTCACCAACCACCTGTATCAATCTATCTCTACTTTCTTCACTGTTGGTTACAGTAAATGTCAACCGTCCGTCATCTGTTGAATACAATGCAACGGTCCAGTCGTCTATATGTACACGGTATGGTTCCATTATTTTTTCTTTGTGCCGGTGGATACTTTCTGGAATGCCTTCTCCACAATCGACGCAAGTCTACTTTGTCCATCTGGACGCCGCCCGTACTTGTTTCCCCAGTCCTTGTCGGCAGATTGCAGTTCTGCGTTGATGCGTCCTGCGTCGTGTCCTTCTTCCCACATTGCACACGCCAGTGAAAACAAGGTGGCTGAACGGTCACCTGCTGGTTTCATCGGGCTAGGCCGTGGCCCTGTTTCCCGTATCGCCAGCGACAAGTACTGTAGTCCACTCCCCGCATTCGCACCCCGCCGGTAGTCCAACAATGGAACGGGTGCCCTGTAGAGAGCGTGCAGTTCCCCCCATTTGTCTGTAGTGACACGTTCACTGAATGCTTCGTTTACAAATTTGTCCAACGGGATGGTTGTCTCCCCGTTTTCAACACATTCGTTGCGTCCATCGGCGCGGCCTGCCGGATAAGGGAGACGCACCCCGTTCCCCCATCCCTTCCCCGTTAACGAAGTTTGTTTGGGGTTTACTTCACGGGTGGGGGCATCCACAATTTCACAGGCAGCGATCAGCCCTTCCCTCACGGTCGATGCTGCTTCTGGTTCTGCCGAAAACACCCACAAGTGGTAGCCTTTGGAACGGGAACGTTCCACCCATGACCGGATACCCATTTGGTGTAGAAGTTCCTGCACGTTGCGGGCATGGATACACGATTCTGTGAGGCCATCGTCCCAGTCAATGCAACCCCAATCCACCACATGCCCCGTAAGGGTCTTATCAGCCTCGTAGAGCGCATAGAGAGGGTAAACCCCTATCGGACTACGGGGATCGGTCAGGTGGCCCTCTACGGCCCTTAGAAACGCTTCCCCGGAGGCAGGGTAATGCTCCCCGGAGGGAGACTCCAACGGACGGAACCCGGTGCCGGTCGCCGGATCATCCGACGCGATGCGTCCACCACGGAACAAAACACTGAAACGTTCGATGAGACTACGATCCACCGGGAACCAACTCCTCCCAGTACGGGTGAACGTGCCCACATTCAGGGTCTAGGTAGTACGTCTGGTCGATGAGACGCGCCGTGCGTTTGTTCTTACACAAATTCATGTTGATACTGTTGTCGTGATATTTGGTTTCCCAATCCGACAGGTCGTACCTGTCTTTCTTCCGGTACACCTCAATCACAAAAATGGCTTCTTGTTCACCCCCGTACCGGCCAGCCGAAATACCTGCCGCTCGGCCACGTTCACCAGCGCCACGACCTGACTGATGCACCAGAGCCAACGGGACACGTTGCTGCTTCGCCCAACGCTTCACAGCCTGCGCCTTGGAAGTCACCCCGGTAGCGTCAGCGTCGCCACCGGGCAACAATTCCAAATAGTCAATCATGCAAAACGAAGGGTCGCATCCCCACAGGTCGCGTGCTTCATCCATCGCATCTGCCATAGTTGGCAAGTCAATCGGCTCGTCAACAATAGCGACACGCGACAGTTCCTCTTTCGCTGCACGAGCCAACTGTTCAAGAATGTCCTTGTCGTTGTGCTTGATAAGTTCCTCCACTTCGGTAGAGGAACGACCCTGCAACAAACAAAACAATTTCATTGCCACCAATTCGCGTGGCTCATCCATCGCGAAGATAACAACATGTGCACCCGGATCATTCACAAGGTTCGTGACAATACTGTTGAGCAACATTTGCGACTTGCCTGTATGGCTACGTCCAAGAACCAGCAAAACCTCACCCCGACCTATACCTCGTGTGGCAAGGTCTATTTCAGGGAACCCCAAGTACCAGCGTTCCGCCGGGTTACGTATGAACCCGATCAGGTTGTCAACCACTGCCGTGGTCAACGCGAAACGACGCGGCATGTCCGCTGGGGCGGGGGCTGCCGCCCCGCCGCCGCCCTCTAGGGCGACAGCGAGGCGACGGGCCACCTCATCCTGCGATTGCAGGACAATCATTATGCCCGAATTTCTTGACCGATGGTTCCCAATTCAGTGGCCGTCTTGCCGGTGAACGGACACACAAACCAGTTGGGGACAAGGCTCGTCCCGTCCTTCTTTGTCAGCCACAGTCCCTTGCCGTCTCCACGACGCTTATAGTCGGGACCGTTCCGATTGAAGTTGGCGTCAGGGTCCTGCTTCTTCTGCCAATTCGGGTCCCACCAATCCGTCTTGTTTTGCATCAGATGCTTCCATATGGTGTCCAGTGCACTGCCCCCGATAATGGGGTCCGAGGAGGCTGTATTCCCCGCCGCTGGTTCCGCCATGGGAGCAGACGTTGCATGCCCGGAAACACTTTTAGACAGCCTCCGCAATCCCTGTTCGGTTACTTCATAACCGATACCCAGTGCTTCATAGTTGGCGATGTCAAGGGTGGTTCCCCATTCCTCAATCATCTTCTCAGCATCCTTCGGGGTGATGTCCTCAGTGATGGGCAACGTGATGCTACACGATGCTTCTGCTGGTTCGTAGGCACCTGTTTGCAGGACTTGCCTACGAAATACTGTAATCGTTGATTCTGACATAGTGTCTCCTATAGTTGTTTCCATGGATCAAGCCCCGTAAATCTGCCACGACATGAAGACCATGCCGCACACCACTTGGGGCTACAGTGCCATCCTTCCATACGCAAAGGCCAGACGGGCAGATCAGCATTTATGAGTGTACCGGCGGAGCGGGCCAGCGCAACCAGACTAGCCCACTCCGCTGGTCCAAAGTTCACAACAGTTCTGTACACTTCACCTTTGACAAGGTACACGAACTCAAACGGCAACGGTTCTGTCAACCCGTTGCGCTGGTCAGAGGAGACAGCCCACGTATAGGCTGCGGCCTGAACCGACCATCGTTTCTTTTCCCATTCGTTGTGGGGTTTACGTCCGGGGTTTTTCCAGTCCACAATCGGCAACGGAAATTCTTGGATGCAGTCGATGGTTCCCCTGAGCCAAATTTCTGGCTTGTGGTCAATGACGAGGGGTAGTTCGAATTGGTGTTCGACTGCGATGGGGCGCAGATCAGGCAACACTTCCCTGTGCCACACGTCAACATTTTTTTGGATGATGACTGGCGGTTCAGTGGGTTTGTGGTTCCACCGTATGTCGTTCTTGGATTCTTCTGCCCAGTATCCCAATGCTGCGTCTGTGGTTTCCGCCACTGACAGGGGCGACCCTGTTTCGATTTGTTCCTGCAAGCATTGTTCGATCCCGTAGTGCACGGCGCTGCCCAGCAC